TAAGGACATCGTTGAGCCAAAGACAGATGCGATTACCTACGGTGAGATGGTGCATAAAGCTGCCGAGGATTACATCGGGAAGAACGTTCCCGTACCGGAGAAGTTCGCATTCATTACTCCAGTATTAGATGTTCTCAACGCTATCCCGGGGACGAAGCACTGCGAATATAAGATGGGTTTGACCGAGGATTTAGAGCCATGTGGGTTCTTTGACAAGAACGTATGGTATCGGGGCATTGCCGACTTGCTAATCATTAACGATCAGGTTGCCCACATCATCGACTACAAGACTGGCAAGAGTGCCCAGTACGCTGATACCAAGCAGTTAGAACTGATGGCGCTGGCGGTATTCAAGCACTTCCCAACAGTCGAGCGTGCTAAGACAGGGCTAGCGTTCTTGGTTTGCGATGACTTTGTTAAGGCTAACTTTACTAAATATGAAGCACCTGAGAAGTGGCTAAGCTGGATACAAGAAACAGATAAGCTCGAAGCTGCTCATGAGAGTGGTGTATGGAACGCTAAGCCGAACTTCACATGCCGTAAGTTCTGTTCAGTGATGGATTGTGAACATAACGGTAAGGGGAATTACAGATGAACGAAGCAGAAATGGGTATATATAAAGAAGCGGCAAACAGATGGCGTGACTTTGTAGATGCCATGCACCCAGACAAAAATATAAGTTATGAAACAGAAGAGCAAAAAACTTTTATGACCCTGTGGTATCAAGATACCAACGATAAAACATATCAGCAATGGAGGTGGCTTGTACAGATGGCATTTATAAATGGCTACGAAAAAGGTTTTACCGACAGAATATTTAAAGGTGATTTGAAATGAACGAAAAGGACTTAAGGGACTGCTTTGCAATGTTTGCTTTGAATGGTATTTTGTCTTGCAATTATCAAGTAGATGAAGAGCCAGCAGTATTGGCGTATAAGTATGCAGACGAAATGATGGAAGCCCGTAACGCAGAACCCGAAACAGAAGTTGGCATTGTCGCCGCTAAATCAAGGAGAAAGAAATGAAATACCCAATAGCAGTATTGTGCGCCCTAGTAGTATCGTTTGCGAATGCGCAAGTCGGCCCATGTGAGATCGTCACAATCGTTAAAGATGGCAAGATAACTAACTGCACAGTATGCGGCACGGTTATAAACTGCTTCTAGAGGTGTTGGATGAGGCGCTGCGACTACTACCACCAACAGTGCCCTCATTTAATAAGCTAAAGATATATGAGCCAATACCTAATATACGACGAGCAAAACGAGTTGATGCGCACGGTCTCAAGACAAGAAGAAGCTCGCATGCTGGTAAAAAATCGCCTTGGGTGGACATTCCGCCTCTTGCGATCACCGAAGAAAACGATTGATTTAACTACATTTGAGGAAGCATTATTTTGATACTAACAATACTCAATGTAATCGCTCTGTTTTTAGCTACCTGTGCAGTGTTGGTATTTGCGGTGATGTTTATCTTCTTCTTATTTATTATGTATGCCTGTGTACATATTGGATGGCGGGAGGTTAAAGCAAGACCTTTGACTGAAGTTTGGAACGAAATTACTAAAGGAAAATAAAATGTCAGAGAACATAGAAGCAAAGAAACCCGCTAAAGTATTCATAGCTACCCCGATGTACGGCGGTTTGTGTGTGGGTGGGTACACCGTAGGGCTTCTCAATTCGGTACAAGAATTTATGCGGCACGGGATCCAAATGTACTACGGCTACATGATGAATGAGTCTTTAATTACCCGTGCTAGAAACACACTATCGTATGACTTCCTAGATACAGATGCTACGCACCTGATGTTTATTGATGCCGACATTACGTTTAACCCCGAAGATATTGTGCGCATGGTTAATGCAGACAAAGACATTATCTGTGGGCTGTACCCCAAAAAAGAGATCAACTGGAAAACGGTAGCAGATGCGCTTAAGCAGGGTGTGGACTACACAGAACTGCCAAACTACACAGGGTCGTTTGTAGTAAACCTAGTAGGTGGTGCGGCAGAAACTAAAGGCAATGTAAACGAGCCAATGGAGATTGACAATGGTGGCACAGGCTTTATGTTGATTAAGCGGGCTGTGTTTGAAACGCTCAAAGATAAAGTGCCAACATACACTAACGATATGATTTTGATTGTGGATAAGAACCCAGCTAAACGGGTTATTCACGAGTACTTTGCCACTAGCATTGACGAGGAGTCAAACCGTCTGCTGTCCGAGGACTACCACTTCTGCAAGATAGCACGCCAGCAGGGGTTCAAAGTCTACGCTGCACCTTGGGCAAAGCTATCTCACAGCGGCACATATAACTTTAGCGGACAGTTGCCAACAGCATGAAAACACCAAAATTAGTAAAAATAAAATATGAGGTAGAGGTAGCTGTCTTTGACGAGCAGAGGCTATTAGATGCCAGAGATAACTTGTACGAGTTATTTGATGAGGTGTTCTACAACAGCGCTGAGGATGTAACGGGTGTGCAGATGCTAGTTGGTTCTACAGAGTTAAGGATGGATGGTCAAACAGGATGATGCCCTACTACGAGATACCAGTGCAGTCGACCATAGCCGATAAGCTATTTGATTTTGCTGCAACTACGGGCGAGTGGAAGCCTTACTATAACTTCCATGCCGTACAGGTTCCGTTTGACTTAGCGTTCTCAGACCCAATACTGTACATGATGGGCATGCAGCATAAGCTAGCAGTCGGCATCCTTAGACTAGACCCGTACACAACCTATGACTGGCATGTGGATGAGCGACGTGGGGTATGCGTGAACATGCTGCTTAACAATGCAAAGAGTAACTGCTTGTTCTCAGTAGGCGAAACAGAGGCAACTCATAGCTTTGTAGAACTCAAGTACCGTGTGGGCAGCTACTATGTATTTAACAACCAAGTACCCCACATGGTGATTAACTTTAATGAATCACGCTACCTCATGAGCGTTGAGTTCGAGGCCGACAAGAACGAGCTAAGCTATGAAAAGCTACTGGGGGAAGTTACATGATTCCATACAAACAAGCAATACAGGAAATAGCCGAGGATATGAACAAAGCCCTAGCCGAGATGCCTGACGACGAAACAAGACAGGCAGCGCTAGATGCGTTTAGCAAACAGATGTTTTATGGAAAGGAACAACCTAAATGAACGAGCCAATCCCTTTTGCTGGCTGGGTAGATATACCTGATGACATGGATGAAACCCTTAAATTATTGACTGGAACTGACCCGAAAAACATGCCAAAATACATAGTATTAGGCGATGGAGCCGTGTATTTCTACCGTAAAGAGGAACAACGATATGCCCTATGTGAACAAACCACGTCCGTACAAGAAAGAATATCAGCAGCAGAAGGCTCGGGGGGAGCAACCAACGAGAAACGCTCGTGAACGTGCACGCTATGCAGTGGACAAAGCTGGGGTCGATAAGAACGGCAACGGTAAAGCAGATGCTCGTGAAGGTAAAGACATTGAGCACATTGTTCCACTATCCAAAGGTGGCACTAACACCAAGAAGAACTTAAGAATCGAAACCCCTAGTCAGAACAGATCATTTAGCCGAAACTCAGACCATACCGTAAAAGTAAACAAAGCCAAACCGAAGCCAAAACCAAAAAATGGAAATACTAAATAACAAAGCGCTCGTAATAACTACACGGCGCCCACACCTAGTAACTGAGTGCATACCAAAAAGCAAGCTGATTGAATCGCATGGCGACCTACATAAGGTTGCTGTGCACTGGGGTTTAGAAGAAGCGCAAGCCCTAAACCAACTTAAAGTAAAAAACGTACCATCCCCCATTCAAAAGAACTACAAGTGGCCTGGGTTGTTCAAACCCATGGAGCACCAGCGGGATACCGCTAACTTCTTGACCCTAAACAAGCGTGCATTCTGTTTTAACGAACAGGGCACAGGTAAGACTGCGTCGGCTATTTGGGCAGCAGACTACCTCATGGAACAAAAGAAGGTGCTCAGGGCATTAATTGTGTGCCCACTATCCATCATGCAGTCCGCATGGCAAGCCGACTTGTTTAAGTTTGTGATGCACCGCAAAGTCGGTGTAGCCTACGGCGACCGTACCAAACGCAAGGCAGTAATAGATAGTGACGCCGAGTTCGTAGTTATTAACTATGACGGTGTTGAAATCGTTGCCGATGACATACTACGCAACAACTTTGACTTAATCATCATTGACGAGGCTAATGCCTACAAGACGGTTACTACAAAGCGCTGGAAAACAATGAACAAAATCCTGACCCCACGCACATGGCTGTGGATGATGACGGGTACTCCAGCAGCACAAAGCCCCACAGATGCTTTTGGCTTAGCCAAGCTAACAGTGCCTCAGAATGTGCCTAGGTTCTTTGGGTCGTTCCGTGACCAGACTATGGTGAACATAAGCAAGTTCAAGTGGATGGCAAAACCAGACTCAAATATAACTGTATTTAATGCATTACAACCCGCAATCCGCTTTAGAAAAGAAGATTGCTTAGACCTGCCGGAGGTTACACATGTATTCAGAGACGCCCCCCTCACACCCCAACAAGAAAAGTACTACAAGCTCCTCAAAAAAGAAATGCTTATGGTGGCAGCGGGAGAAGAGGTTAGTACCGTCAACGCAGCGGTTAACCTCAATAAGCTATTACAAATTAGTGGCGGGGCTGTTTATTCCGACACTGGCGCTGTCGTTGAGTTTGATGTTAGCAATCGCCTTCGTGTTATTTCTGAAGTAATTGAGGAAGCTAGCCACAAGGTGCTTGTGTTTGTTCCGTTCACGCATACAATAGAGTTGCTCAGATTGCATTTGAGAGGGGAAGGTATTACCTGCGAAATTATCAACGGAGCCGTCCCAGTAAACAAGCGCACTGAAATATTTAAGCAGTTCCAAGAGCAAACCAACCCGCAAGTACTTATCATCCAGCCTCAAGCAGCATCACACGGTGTCACACTAACGGCTGCGGATACTATCATTTGGTACTCTCCAGTGACATCTATAGAGACTTACCTGCAAGCCAATGCACGTATTGACCGTCAAGGGCAGAAGAACGCTATGACCATTGTGCACATTAAGGGTAGTCCCGTAGAGACAAGGCTGTATCAATTACTGCAAAATAAGTTAGATGTACACACAAAAATAATTGACTTGTACAAGCAAGAAGTTAAAGAAAGTACTTGACACAGTCAATATGTAGTCGTAGTATTAATCAACAGGCATAGACCTGCGTTTTATTTAAAGGAAAATGTATGACAACCGATACCGAAGTGGTAGCACAACCCGTCGCCGACGTAGACAAGCTAGTCTCGGTCTACATCAAAATTAGAGATGCACGTGACAAGATCCGTAAAGAAGCTGAGGCTAAAGAAGCTGAGCTACAAGAACAACTTAGTTTAATCGAACAAGAAATTCTTGAGTTGTGCAAAGCTACTAACGCTACAAGCATCAAGACTGAGCATGGCACTGCCATTCGCACAGTAAAGAACCGATATACAACTAATGACTGGGAGCGCTTTTACGAGTTTATGTTTGAGCATAACGCCCCTCAGTTACTAGAACGAAGAATTCAACAATCCAATATGAAGCAGTTTTTGGAGGAGAATCCAGACTTGCATCCCGCTGGCTTAAATGTGGATAGCGCATACGCAATTACCGTAAGGAGAAGCAAATGAGTAACGTCGCAATGTTCAACAACCAACTACCTGATTACCTCAAAGAAGTTCAACTCGATGATGTAACCAAAGCCCTGTCAGGTGGCAATAATGCAACTAAGCGTATTGCGCTTGGTAATAATAAGTTCCTGTTAAAAGTAAATGGTGCGGAGATTTCCAAGACCAATACCGACAAACTCGAAGTTGTTATTGTTAACGCATCTAAGCATATTTCCCGTACATTCTATGCTAAGGCATGGGATCCTAAAGCAGATGCTGCTCCGCCTGATTGCTGGTCTAACGACGGTGAGAAGCCTGACCCAACAGTTAAAGAGCCACAGTCGCATTCATGTATTGGATGCCCACAGGACATCGCTGGCTCAGGTCAAGGCGAAACCAAAGCCTGCCGTAAGAACCGCCGTATTGCAGTCGCACTAGCTTCTGATTTGGAAGGTGATGTATATCAAATGACATTGCAATCTAAGTCGGTGTTCTATGACATGAAGCACCCCGGCGACCTCGACCATATGCCATTCAACCAGTACGCTAAGTACGTTGGCACACAGGGCTATAACTTAAATAGCTTGGTTACTGAGATGCGCTTTGACGAGGACTCAACAGTTGGTAAGTTGTTCTTCCGTCCAGTTCGTTTCCTTGAGAAGCATGAGTGGGAATTGTCGGTCAAGCAAGGTGATACTGCCGCTGCTAAGAATGCAATTACCATGACTGTCGCTCAAGCCGATGGTATTAAAAAGCTAGCAGCCCCAGAGCCTGCCGTAGCTAAAGCTGAAGCTGCCCCTGCAATAGAGCCTGAAGTAGCTGAACCAACTAAACGTGCTGAAAAGAAAGCTGACCCTAAAGCCAAGCCTGATCTTAAGGCAGTACTCGGCGACTGGTCTACTGACGACGAAGCATGAGTTTAAGGGGTTATAGCTTTCGTCTTGTTGAAGCTATCCGAGCCGCTGATCCTAAGCATATTGGGGTCCGGCTTGGTAAATACAGTATTGCCAACGATATACCCGTCACCGAGATTGCAGAGTATTTTTCTGTGTCAAGGATGACGGTGTATCAGTGGTTTACTGGAGCCTCAGCACCACATAAAGATAAAGCCGAAAAAATAAAACAGCTACTTAAAGGCTAACGTGGCTACTATTGACTTATTACAATCGGTGCTCCCACCCGAGGGGGAAGGGTATTACTGCATAGTCGGCTTAGTGCAGGGTGAAGCTCGACCAAAACAAACGTTTCACCAAACGTTGGCAGATGTAACTACAAAGATTGATGAGCTCTTACAGGCTAAGTACGATGTGTATTTTGCTTGCGCTAAGTATGTAGACCCAACACAAGGTCGTATACAAAAGAACGGCGACTTAATTAAGTCGTTTTGGTTAGATATTGACTGCGGCATTGATAAAGCTGCTACGGGTAAAGGCTACGTAGACCAGCCCACAGGACTAGCTGAACTCAAGAAGTTCTGCAAAGCTATCAGAATGCCATTGCCATGCGTGATTAATTCTGGTCGTGGTATTCATGCGTACTGGTTATTAGACCGAACCGTTAGCCGTGCTGAGTGGAAACCTGTAGCTGAGCGTTTAAAAGCACTATGTGAAGAGCACGCATTTTTAGGCGACCCATCCCGCACTGCCGACAACGCATCTATCCTGCGTGTACCTGAGACGCTTAACTTTAAAGATGAACCCCCATTGCCAGTAGAAATACTGAAAATGCAAGAGCCGCTGGTTTACGAAGAGCTCAAGCAAGTATTAGGTACGTTAATAGCACCTGATTGGATGCCACGTCAGCTTAATGAGATGACTCAAGCGCTCATGGGCAACAAGGTAAGCCGATTCAAAACCATCATGATTAAGACCATGAATGGTAAAGGGTGTGCACAGCTTGAGAATATTGCAGTAAATCAAGACACAATCGAAGAACCATTATGGAGAGCAGGGCTGTCAATAGCAGCGCACTGCGTAGATAAAGATGAAGCGATACACAAACTATCAAGTAACCATCCGGAGTACGATCCCACCACAACTGAGCGAAAAGCCAATCAAACAAAAGGGCCGTACACGTGTGAAACCTTTGCTAAGCTCAACCCTCAAGGCTGTAATGAATGTCCGAATAGATCAAAGATTACTTCGCCGATACAACTCGGATCCGAAATTGCTGTTGCCGAAAGTAACGAAGTCGTTGATGAGACGCCGACTGGTAAAGTGGAGACGTTCGTTATACCATCGTATCCTTTCCCCTATTTCAGGGGCAAAAATGGTGGGGTTTATATTGAGGTCAGGGACGACGACGGTGGCAAGGATGCAGTAAACATATACGAGCACGACCTGTATATTGTTAAACGCTTGCATGATCCAGCTAAGGGTGAGTCCATTTGGATGCGTTTGCATTTACCTAAAGACGGTATGCGGGAGTTCTCCATGCCAGCAACGGATGTGATGTCCACTGACAAGCTACGGGATACGTTGGGCTACCACGGGGTTTACGGGCCTAAAAAACAAATGGAGTCGATCATGTCATATATCATATCGTCGGCTAAGAACTTACAACATACATCGGAGGTAGAAGTAATGCGTACACAATTTGGTTGGGCAGACAAAGATACTAAGTTCATCGTAGGTGAACAAGAAATATCAGCAGAGAAGGTTTCATATAGCCCACCCTCAACTGCAACTGGGTCATTGGCTGAGTGGTTAAAGCCTACTGGTGACTACGATGCGTGGAAGAAAACTGTAAAGACATACGACCAGCCAGGGTTTGAGCCACATGCGTTTGGCTTCTTCACAGCGTTTGGTGCACCACTACTCAAGCACTTGAACCTCAAGGGTGCCATCATTAACTTGATTAACAACACATCAGGTACAGGTAAGTCCACAGTTCTGAAGATGTGCAACAGTGTTTGGGGTCACCCAGAAGAGCTTATGTTGCAGTGGAAGGACACAATGAACTCGATGATCCATCGGCTCGGCGTAATGAATAACCTGCCTGTAACGATTGACGAGATCACAAAGCTATCTGGAGATCACTTCTCTGACTTGGCTTACAGCATCTCACAAGGTCGTGGCAAGAACCGTATGAAGCAACATGAGAATGCTGAGCGTATTAACTCAACTAAGTGGGGCACGATGGCTCTTACTTCTTCTAACGCCTCCTTCTACGACAAGCTATCCTCATTAAAGGCTACACCTGACGGCGAGTTTATGCGCTTGCTAGAGTACCGTATCGACCTGACTGGCAACCTAACTAAAGAAGAAGCCGACACAATCTTCAACCGCTTGTACGATAACTATGGTCATGCTGGTGTTGAGTATGCTCAGTACCTAGTTGGTAACTTAGAAGATGCGTTAGATGCAGTAATGCAGATCCAACAGAAGCTAGACAAGGCTATTGGCCTGACAAGCAGAGAGCGTTTCTGGTCTGCAACCATTGCATGTAACATTGCTGGTGCTTTGATTGCTAAAGATTTAGGCATCATTGATTTCAATATCAAGCGTGTGTTTGACTGGATCGTTGCTGAAGTTAAGGTAATGCGCCATGAGATTAAGGCACCTGCAGCTACAAGCACAGCCAGTGTAATCAACGAATTCATGAACGAGCACCGTGCATCAGTATTGGTTATCAATAACGAAGCCGACGCTAGGTCAGGAATGGAACAGCTACCGCTGGTCGAGCCTAAGTTCAATGACTTGTTTATCCGCATGGAGCCTGATACCAAGAAGATGTTTATCAATGCTAAGCAACTACGTGCTTACTGCTCAGAGCAGCAGATCACCTTGAAGGAAGTTCTGAAGGCGTTGGAAATAGACAAGGCTTACCTAGGTCTGGTCAAGAAGCGTCTGTCCAAGGGTACCAAGATCGTGTCAGGTCCTGTAGATACATACGTATTTGATTTAAGCAGCCACCACTTCGGGGCTAACCCAATAGACGTTATCACGCACGCACCAGATGCTGATCCACGGACTGAGCTTCAAGGTTAATTGGCGTAACTTTGTGGTGGGCTCCTCATTCTTTATCCCTTGCTTGGATCAAGAGGCTGCTTTAGAGCAGATTAAGAGGACCACCAAAAGGTTGCGTTACAAGATAAAGTCCCAGATTGTTGTAGAAAAGGGAATCATCGGATTGCGTATCTGGCGCATTCGGTAGTAGAATTACTTTGCAGTCCTCAATACTGCTAGTTCGTTTTCCTTAGCTATACCTTAGCCCCGCTCTTTAGCGGGGTTTTTTTATTCTGGGTTGCCCCAGTCAGCCATACCTTGCAGCTGACCAATTAGCTTCTTATTGATAGCCATACCACCAGTAGCCTCAGCCATTGCACGTAACTTGAAGCGAGTCTTAACTGAGCTCACCAAGTTCTTATTAGTAATTGCTACACCTGGGTTGGCAAGGTTGAACTTAGCTACCTTCTCAATTACACGATCTTTCATGTCATCGTCGCCATTGTCCACACTCATAAAGAAGCCGTCTAACAGTGCCTGTCTACGGTTAAGGATAGCTTGCTCAGCACCCTTCATCTCAATGTTGGACTTCTGGCGTTGTGCGATACGCTCTGGGGAAAACCCTAATCCTTGAAGCAGGGCTTCGTAGTTAGTGACGTCTCCGACTAGCTCGTTGCCTTTGATAGTTGTAGCTCTATCTTCGACACCTAAGCGAATACCCTTAAGTGCGTTCTTAATTACGGCAGGAGTTGCAGTCTCAAGTGCACGTTGAACATGCCCATCGTTGTATTGCTTGGTTGCTTCGGCAGCATTAATCATCAAACCAGCACTTGGTCCAAGTAGGTTAATCATCATGTTCTGCACTGCTGTAACTTCATCAGGGCTCTTGCGGGTATCCCTGTACCACATATCATTCAAGCTCAAACGACCTGCAACGTCTGCTCCCAGAACTTGAGACACAACGCCTCGAGAAATAGAATCACCAACAAAACCACCAAAGGTTGCATTAGTCCAGTTCTTAAACCAGTTGTCAAAATCCCATTCCT